TTCCCTACTGTCTCTCCAGACTTTGTTTGCTGATGCACCTTGGAAATTTTGTACTGGCAAAAATATAGATGCCTTCCAGTGCTCAGGATTAACTTTAAGAAACCTAGATTTCACTTGAGAAACTAGATACCTTTTTACAGTCGGTTTCACGCCCGGAAACCTGCTGACATTTTGTAACATATTCCAGGACAAATCTAGCTTATCCTCAGATTGAAAGTCTAAAAGTTTTCCAAATAGTTGAGCTCTTAACATTGGAGGAAGGTAGTGTAAGTTTAATCCATACCAACCACCTTGAGCATTTTCAAAAGGTATACATAATGGAAACTGATCATAATAAGGAAGATCCTGTTTTGTTTTAGGATCATATAAAAACATGTAAAGACTTCCTACAGATAGAGATCCCTTTAACTCACCAATATCACTTTTCATCGTTGATGAGGCGTTTGTGATATTTCCTGCCAGCCTTCTTACGGCTGACATATACCAATTAAAGGAACGTTCTTGCTCTCCTGCAGACGTTCGTATGTTCTCGAATGGTTTCGCCATACGAGTATTTATAATGAAAGCCCGAGTTCTTTTTCAGTAATAAGCATAAATTCCCAGCCTCTGTCTAAACAAAATTCTTCTGCACATTTCCATTTGGCTGTATTTACACCCCACTGCATAACTTCATTAATAAATCTTTGTGTTTTTCTTTTAGGAACAATGGGCTCTTGGGTAAACCTATAGGGTTTTATTTCAACAAGATATCTCTTATCACCTATTTTTATATAAAAGTCTGGGAAATATCTATGAATTTTTTTGTCTAAAGGTGATCTATATGGTATGGATATTTCCTCAGATCCCCACTCTAATATTTCATTATTAAGATCACACCAATTCATAAACTTTAATTCATAACTAGATCGATATATTATATTAGTACAATCCCCTTTATATTTGGAAGGGTTTTTAGGTCTAAATAATCCTGTATATACTCTTTTACTATAGGGCATGATTATATAGAACCTTAGGGTTGTAATTTTCTTTTTTCAATTGAAAATAAACATTATAAAAATCTTTTTCATTTTCTATAAAGTCTATTAAAACATCCTTATTATGTGATATAATAAAAATTTTGCTATAGTCATCATGAAGTTTATGATATCTATCTATATCATAATTCCTATAACCTTTATTTAATAACTCGTGCATGTACTCTTGTATTTCTTTTGATATTTTTCCAGGCACTAGTGGATTGTGCTTAATACATATATTAAATATCTCTCTATTGTCTATTTTACAGGACTGAAAAAACCCTCTTAGTTGATCCATATTAACTTTTGTTTCAGGCATAAACATTGGTTTATGAAGTTTCTTTATTTGATCAAATAATAGTGTTAAATACTCAGGACAATCTACATCATCCCACAATGCCAAATAGCGTTTATCATTATCAACAACAATGGTAAAGTCTACAGAGCCTAATTGTGCAGATACTTTATTTAATAATACGTCTTCTTGTAATCTACCATGGTGTATCCAAACTCCATTCTTTTCCTCTAGTTTATCCTGCATTAATCTCTCATCTTCCCACACCGGTGATTTTATAAGATACCCTTCTTCTACTTTTGTTACTTTATTAAAATCATCTGGTAAAATGCCTAGACTGTTTGGAATGTGTTTTGTATCTTCTGTTACATGGTTTACAAGCAAAGGAATTGCTGTGTCTATTGATCCATAATGAGATAGGAACTCTACATTATACTCTTTACATATCTTAATAAAGTTTTCAGGTACCGTAAATCCGCTCATGTTTACCAAAATAGTCCAGTCGTTACCTTTACCCAATGCTTGTAAGAATTGTTGAAGAGTATATGTATTATACATTAATATTCTTTCAAGTTTATATTTTCTAATAATGGGAACAACATCTCTCTCTAGAGATTCGTCATCTAGCATAGAGAACAAACAAGATCTATGAAAATCTGATGCCATTAGAGATGGAATAAGATCTGTTATTATGCTACTAGCGTGGTGCATATTTTTTGTATGCCCTACTCGTGTGTCTTTAAAAAATTTAAATATTTTTATATTTCTTTTAGACAGATCATATATTTGTTTTTGTGTGAAAACTATGGGTGTAGATTCTTTTGTTGTGCCACTTGTAGATGCAATTAGAAATGGATCATCTTCCTGTCCCCAAAATTCGTGACAAGTATTAAAACTATTCTCTATTGTGCTTTCTGGAATAACCTGTTTAGAATAATTGGCTATCATTATTTTATGTAGGGGTTTGCTAGCTAGGTGATCACACTCTATAGACAGATCAACCGGCCCAAATAAACCTAGTTTTGTTTTGCTTAATGTTTCGTAGGCGATTGGGTAATCAATAATAAATAATTGCAGACCTAGTTCTCCGGCTGCTACTGTAAGTGCAATTTGATTCGGATTGACAAGCACAATGGAGATTGCAATCTTATCTCCTCGCTGTAATCCTTTTGAAACTAGGATATATTTCCATCTATCTACTAAAGAGCATAGCTGATCATAGTCATATCCATCGTAGTCTATAGACCGAATAATTATTTCACGGTCAATTCTTTTCATGTCAAATAATCCTTATAAATAAGTTAAACGCTAATAACTGGGACTATTTATATGGCAATTATCTTCAACGACAATTCAGAGGAGTTAGTAATAAACTCTGACAATCAAGTCTTTGAACCTTCTACAAGTTTAGATGTCTACAGCTATCCTAGTGAACTTAACACTACAAGACAACCGCATAGTGTTATATTTTATATTAATGCTAGATCTACGTCAGCAGCCGGATCCGCAGCATTTGATGCCAATGGTGCCGGAACAGCAGCAGATTGGAGAGCTGCACAGTCAGATTTAGAGGATCAATACTCTGCAGAAAACAGAGCAAAATCAGAACAAGCAGACACCGTTTTAGGTGGGGCAGCAGCCGTAGCTGCATTAGGTGCAACTGTTGCAGCAGGAAGTAAATTAACAGGCGACAATGCTTCCGCCTTGGCTGTTCCTTTATTAGCTGCAGGCACAGCTTTTGCAGCGGGTGCTGTAACAGGATCACTTGTAAACACAAGCACAACTTTACGTCTTTTATCGGTTATACAATTACATGTTCAATCTGCACCTTCAGCAAAATATACGGCAAACTGGAACGAAGAAAGTTTAGGTGCAGCAGTGGGTTTATTAGCAAGTGGTAGAGCTAGTTTATCTGATATTCTAGGTGGAGCAGAATACTTAGCTAGGGGTGTTATTGGTGCGGCAGCTAATGTTCCTAAAGAACTAGGTTTGGGGCAAGAAAATATCGGTGCTGCAATAGAGGCAACCTCAAAGAAAGTATCTAACCCATACAAAGAACAATTATTTAAGTCTATGGGATTTAGAAAATTTGGGTTTGAATATAGATTTATGCCAAAGAATCCTTCAGAGTTTAATAATGTTATGAATATTATTAAATTGTTTAAATACCACATGCACCCAGACAAAGGAAGTAATGGGTTCTTTTTAATTTATCCTTCTGAGTTTAACATTGAATATCGTTATATGAATGAGGAAAACCAATATGTTTCTAAAATATCCTCATGTGTTTTAACAGATATGCAAGTAACATATGGTTCACCTGACGGAACATTTAATACAATACAAGGAACACAAGGTGCTCCTAATGATATTCAAATGAATTTATCCTTCACAGAACTAGAAACACTAACCGCAGATAGAATCAAACAAGGAGGATTATAATGTATTTTAAATCCGTTCCAAAAATTGTTTATCCATTTGGTGATGAAAATTTTTATGTAACAGATATACACAGAAGAGTGGGAGTCTTTCCTTTAGGCAAAAAGAATAGAGCCTTTTCCTTTGCTTATTTTGTACAAGACGGAGAGAAGCCTGAGCATATTGCACACAATTATTACGGCTCTAGTAAATATCACTGGGTAATATTATTGTATAATGATATTGTAAATGTCACAGAAGAATGGCCCATACATAGCAATGATTTGTTTGAATTTTGTGAGAGCAAATACGGTACAGGAAACGCAACAGATGTACACCATTACAAACTTCGAGGTGAAGAAGAAATTATTGTTGATTACGATCCAGGACAATATGCAACCGGTGAAATTTTAGATGTAACAAACTATCAATATGAAGAAGAACTAAATGACAAAAAGAGACAAATATTTTTATTAAAGAAAGATTATCTAAGAGAATTTGTATCACAATATAAGTCATTAATTCAAAAGTAAAATATTATGTCAATAGATGAAGAAAGAATACTAAAGGCCGGTGATTATAGATTAGAAGAAATATTTCTAACTAATTTGATTTCTGGCGATAGTTTAAATCTAAAAAACTTCACTGCAGAAATAAATCTATTTGAAGATGTATTTTCTCCTGTTATGTTTGGTAATGTTATCATATCTGACGGTTTGAATGTTATAACTGAGTTTCCAATATTAGGTAACGAGTTGCTTACATTAAAACTTAGAACACCCACGTTTGAAGACAATCCAACACAAATAATACAAAAAACTTTTCAATTATATGCGATTGAAGATAGGGTATTAGCTACTGATAGACAACAAGACTATAGACTTTGTTTTATGTCTAGAGAGGGATTGGTAGATCAATGTTCTCCAATTTCTAAATCATTTAAAGGTGTAACTTCTGACATCGTAGACAAAATATATACAGAGTATTTACAAACTCCAAGATTAATAGAAAATACAGAAGTATCTGATAACGTTTTTGAGCCTAGAGAAGTAGGCACCACGGGACTTGTTATTGGTGATACAGATCATATTTCTAATGTTAGATATGTTTCAAATTTTTGGACTCCCTTTAGAAATATAAACTTTATTTCTAAATATGCTAAAGGAGCAACACTAAATTCTACAGACTTTCAATTTTTTGAGTCGAATAAGTTTTTTTATTTTTGTACTTTAGAATGGTTGATTGCTATGCAATTAAAACAAGGGCTATTTGATGAATATGTATATGAGCCCGTGGGTATTAATCTCGTAAGACGACAAGGAAGTTATGTTTACAATTCTGTTAGCCTTCCTCCAGAATTCACAAAAATTGAAGATATTACGATTCCTAAAACAATGGACATATTGGAAGGACAGGATTCTGGATTTTATGCGAATGGTGTTAGGGCTTACAATTTTACAACAAGAGAACAATTTGAAAGTAATTTTGATTTTAGAGAGCAAATGAAAAAGATGATTAGAACAGATGCAGGTATAGCTATTCCCGCTTATGTTGATAGAACACCTTACTCTAATGTTTCTTTTGTTTCATTAAATTCTCATTTATTTGACGACTATAGTTTACAAGAAGATTATATAGGAAACGTTTCTTTTAGAACATCTTATTCAAATTCGTTTAATCAATTTAAATTTAGAATGGATGTTCCTGGAAGAACAGATATAGAAGTTGGAAGGGTTATTAATTTGTTATTCCCAACACCCAAAGCAAAAGAAGAGGAGTTTGATGTGGATCCTGATAATGCTTTTGATCCTATATTGTCAGGTCCTTATTTAATCACAGCCATACATCATAAGTTTGATGTTACAAAACATTCAATGACTTTAGAGATTGTTAAAAACGGCGTAGGTAAATCGTTGGGAGAGGAGATATAATATGAGTAATATGTCAGTGCCAAAGTTCTTTTGGTGGATAGGAATTGTTGAGGATAGAGCTGATCCAGAATTTTTAGGAAGATATAGAGTAAGAATATTAGGTTACCATACGGGTAATAAAGCAATACTACCAACAAATGAATTGCCATGGGCAGTTCCTGTTATGCCTGTAACATCTGCTAGTATCTCAGGCGTAGGGCAATCAAGCGCTTTGGTAGAAGGATCTTCAGTAATTGGTTTCTTTGCTGATGGAGAAGATGGACAGCAGCCAATTATATTTGGTTCGTTTACAAGTTTGCCACAGGTAGGCCCAACACTATTAGATGAGGAATCTAATGAGAAATGGAAGGAATATAGACAAGAGGCTCTAGCAGAATTACAAAGACAATTAGCATCAGTAGAAACAGCTCTGGCAGAAGATATAAACGACTTACAACGGGATGCTTTAGAAGAAAAAAGGGATTTATTAAAAAAGCAGATAGAGGATTTGTCATCTACTACAGGTATTGCTCTGGATTATCAAGGGTTTGTTGATCCTAGAGGAATATTTCCTAGAGATGGAAAGGGCACAGGATTTAACTACTTAAAAGAACCCGATAGTTCTAGATTGGCAAGAGGTGCCGATGCAGAACATCACTTTGTAAATATTAATAAAAGAGATACA